ATAGTGCCGTCGGCCAAGACCCTGCTGTCAACGTGCATATCTCTGGAATCAAACTAGCAACGGTTGTAGAAGAACTATTAAACATTGAAAAGTTTAATCTTGTACAACCTAACATACGTGTAGCAGAACAATTAGAAACGCAACGTATGATGAACGCTGGTCAGCAACAAATGGATCAAGATGCTGTTGTTAGTGATGAAATGCAAGGAGAACAAGAGTTAATGGAACAACAACAACAAATGGGTTGACTTTAAAATATTAATATGCTATAATAGTAGTACAGATTAAATGAAAGGAATCTGGTAAAGATGAATGTTAAGTGGACTTCACATATTAAAGATGCACAACAAAGAAAAGATTTTGAAGCCTACGTTAGAAATTCATCAAGTGTACTAGAGCGTTTAACAGATATAATTAATACTAAAGTTGACGCTCTAGATTGCCCTGCTTTTGATCCAGACTATGAAGATGCTGCATGGGCGTATAAGCAAGCTGATCGTAATGGACAACTACGAGCTTACTTAGATATATTAAAGTTGACCGACTTAACCACAGAGAAAGGCTAGACAATGGCTGATGTATTTGAATCGACTAAAGAAACAGAAGTAAAGTCTGAAGAAGGCTATCTAAGTAAAATTGTAGGTGATGGAAATAAATATGCTAATGTAGAAGAACTTGCTAAAGGCGCAATACATGGCAATGAGTACATTCAAAAACTAGAAACAGAAATGTCTGAACTACGTGGCGAACTTGACAAAAGGGTCACAGCAGAAGAAATGGTTCAGCAAGTTAAAAGAGAGACAGCGGAACAACAAGCTTTAGCTCAAAGAACTTTGGAGAACACCACTCCTCAGTTAGATGACGAAAGACTGTCCCAGCTTATCTCTACCACCATTGAACAGAAGAACACACAACAAGTTGCTCAACAAAATATTTATAACGTTGATCAACGAATGAAAGAAATATATGGGGTTGACAAAGCCGCTGAAGTTGTGCAACAGAAAGCTAATGCTATGGGAGTTTCTGTAGATAAATTAGCCGACATTGCAGCCTCTTCACCAGAAATGTTCTTTAACGCAATTGGTGTATCTCAAGGAACAGGTAGTCAACCTACTCCTGCTCCTACAGTTGGTACGACAAATACCGAAGCTGTACAAACTATGAATAGTGGACAAAAGATTGAAGAAGGAACTTGGGAAGCTTTTGAACAACTACGTAAGTCAAACCCAAAAGAATACTTTAAACCTTCTGTCCAACAAAAACTATTCAAAATGAGAGAAGAGAAAGGTCAAGATGGCTTTTATAAACGTTAATCTAACTTTAAAGGAGAAAGTAAATGGCTATGGAAACTGGTAATTCAGGGCATCTAATCCGCTCTGAAATCTGGTCGAGTCAACTTAAAGAGGTTCTTGAAGATGAACTGATGGCTCAGACCTATGTTAACTGGATGAACGATTTTCCAGATGGAGACACGTTCACCATTCCTTCAGTTGGTCAAGCAGTAACGGATGACTATTCTGAAAACTCCGCAGTTCAGTACCGCGCTCTAGACACTGGTGAGTTCCAGTTCTCGATTGATCAGTACAAGTCTTCGGGTCACTACATTACAAACAAAGCAAAGCAAGATGGTTTCTGGATGAGCCAGCTTGTATCTTCGTTTGTACCGAAACAGGCTCGTGCTATTATGGAAGCACTTGAAGTTAAAATTATGGGTCTTCAAGGGAACCAAACTGCTTCTGCTGCAAACGCAATTAACGGTGCAGACCACCGTTTTGTAGCTACTGGCACAAACGAAGTTATCACGGTTAATGACTTTGCTAAAGCTCGTTATGCTTTGAAAAAGGCTAACGTTCCTGATACTGACCTTATTGCTATTGTTGATCCGTCTGTTGAGTACACGCTCAATACTTTGACGAACATTGCTAACATTAGTAACAACCCACGTTGGGAAGGTATCGTAAGTGAAGGCATCGCTACTGGTATGAAGTTTGCTAAGAACGTCTACGGTTTTGACGTTTATGTCAGTAACTATCTTGCTGATGCAAACGAACAGATTGGTGGTTCGGGTCCAACAACTGCTGCTGGAAAAGCAAATATGTTTTTCTCTGCTTCGTCTGATGTTCTACCTTTTGTTGGTGCTTGGCGGCAAATGCCACAAGTCGATTCAGAGTATAACAAAGACTTCCAGCGTGAAGAGTATGTTACTACGGCTCGTTACGGTGTTAAGCTTTACCGTCCTGAAAACCTTGTTTGTGTCCTCAGTGACACTGACCAAGTTTAAGGGAGGAACTTGATATGTCTGCTAACGAATTTTACACTAACGCTGATGGACTCAACATTCGTTTTGGTCTTGAAAAAGCTACGGCGCATAAAGAAGGACGTTTCAGTACTTCTGGAGATACGCACCAACATGTAACAAGCATTGTAGGAACTGACCTTGGTTCTTCCGCTGCGTTGGTTAGTACTCACCCAGTTGTCGGTATTCCTGATGGAGCGCACATTGTTAGTGCTACCCTTTACGTTACGGAAGCCTTTACTTCAGGTGGTTCTGCTACTCTGACAATGGGTGTCTTTAACGATGATGGTGATGGTACGTTCTCTGTCAATGATGCTGATGGAATTGATGCAACGATTGCTATTACGGCAATTGACGCTATCGGGGATCATGTAGCATGTGACGGAGCATTGGTTGGTTCTGGTGCTGCTAACATTGCAGGAACTGGTGATCGTCCAGTGTTTGTTTGTGCAAACTATGCCACGGCTGCATTTACCGCTGGTAAAGCTGACTTGGTAATTGAGTACCGTAAATAAACTATAAGATTGGGGAGGGCTTCGGTTCTCCCCAGTTTTACTTGTTAATCTTGAGGGTATCTTATGACAGTTAACCATAAAGATTTAACAGGAGCATCCCTCCATGAATCCAAAGGAGTTGCTAGTGCTTCTGCTCACAATGTATATGTAGCTAATGGCTCTGGCTCTGGTACATGGGAAAAAATAGATAAAGACGCAATCAATACTTCTAGTGTTAAAAATCTTAACAAATCTTATTTAACATATACTATTCCTGATATTTCTACAGCGGGTTCACACTTTGTTGTTACTCCTATTGCTGGCGATATAAATAAAATTTTCTCAACAATTAACAACGCAATTACGTCTGCAAACTGTGGTTTAACTTTTGAAATAGGAGGAACAGCAGTTACGAATGGAGCAATTACTATTGCTCATTCTGGTTCTGCTGCTGGTACTGTAGATAGTTCTACTCCTAGTGGGCAAAAAACTTTAACCGCAGGACAAGCTATAGAAATTATTACTGATGGTGCAAGTTCTACTGCGTGTAGAGGCACTATAACTTTTGAGTTGGATGTAAGCTAATGGCAAAACTTACTCTTACAGATTTAACTAGTCTTACATCAAATGAAACTACAGCAGTAAACCAAATTAATGCTAACGGTGCATTAATAGAAGCTGCACTAGAAAATACTTTAAGTAGAGATGGAACAACTCCAAACAGCATGTCTGCTGATTTGGATATGAATAGTAATAATTTAATTAATGTAAGTAATATTACTTTAGCTAGTGGTTCAGCTTTATTTGATGGAGCTATAGAATACAAGTATGATACTAGTACGTCTATGGCTGATCCTGGTACTGGAGAAATTAGATTTAACCATGCTACAATTGCAAGTGCAACAAATATAGCTGTTTCTAATGCTACTAATGCTTCTGGTAATCCTGACATATCCCCGTTTATTGTAACATGGGATGATAGTACTAATACAATTAAAGCTACGTTAACCATCCGTGAAACAGGTTATCCTCAAAACTTTGCTGTGTTTAGTATTACCGGAACAATTACTGATAATACATCTTGGTTGCAAATACCTGTAACACATGTAGCATCAGGAGGATCGTGGTCTAGCGCAGACGTACTACGTGTTTCATTTGTTAGATCAGGAAACGTAGGTCCACAAGGAACAGCAGGATCAACTGGCGCACAAGGAATACAAGGCATACAAGGACCAGCTGGCGCAACAGGTGCTGCTGGCCCTGTGGGTATTGG